AATGGGTTTACCCATACTACCCAACGGGCGTTGTATTGTGTAGGTGTATTGCTATTATCCCCTAAGAGTTGCTGGTACTTCCAGCATTGGGTGCTATCCATTAAGGGTATATCAGCTTTGGTAAGAGGTGAAAAGTGAAAATACCCAAAGCTAAAGAAACAAGCTACAGCTAACAAAGGCAATACCACGTAAAGCCAGCTATAAAGCTCTGCACAAACAATAAGTCCTCCGATAAGAATTAAGGGTAAGATGATGTTAGCGGAGCGGGTAAAACTTCTTGTTTTACCTGCAAATGGCACTATATAACTGAGTGCAAATAATTTGATGATGTGTTTTCTGATTTCCATAGTTTTTAGTCATTAAGGTTGCTCAATTATATAGCCCGCATTCATCAATGTATTTTCAATTGCCTCAATCTTTCTATTAATCTCTTCTGCGTTGAAATCGCCTAAACTGTTTAACTTAGAGGACAAATCTTCACCATTGACTAATAGCCTATTAGCCCTAATGCTTACTTCTTCGGCATTAATACTCATCTTCTTCCCTGAGTGAGAATAAACTTCAGAACTTTGCTGTAAGTTCTTAGCTCTAATATATGTAGTTTCAGAGTTGATATCTACAGTTTCCTCATTCACATTAAGTGCCTCCCCTCTCTGCCCAAGAGCCCCTGTGATATTAACACTTCCTCTATTTCTAATGTTAACTAAACTCTCTGCCGATATCTCTACACTTTCACCATCAATTTGAACTCCCTCATTAGTTTTGTTGGGTAGCTTAAAAAAGGAAATAGCTTTCTTGAGGCTTGACCAAAGGGTATCTTTATTATCTACTTTGCCTGTCAGCAAGGTATCCAAGTTCTTGTTGCTCTTCACTTGGGTAGCGATTTCCTGCAAGGTATCAAAGGCGGTGTCATCTACACTTAAGGTAGTTTCTACTTGTTGCATTTTGGTTTGCAAGCCATCAATAGCCTCTTTCAGCTGTTGCCCTGTGCCATCGTAACCGCCTTTTGGCAATAAGCCCGATACATCAGTAGGCTGCAAGCCCTCTAACTTCTGCTTGTGTTCGCTGGTGAAGTCATTAGATGATAACCCTTTGCCTTCCTCCTTATCAACTTTTTTGTCGAAGAGGTTGCGATGGGCATTGGTGTCATCTAAATGGTTGAGCAGCTGCTTTGCCGATGCGGTGCTCTCAATAGCGAGGGAGAGTCCTTCGATGCTGCTCATCGGAATTGGCTCATTTTTATGATAAAAGCTGTCAATAAGAGCTCTAAAGTGTTCTTGTGCTGGTTTCATAAAATTAGAGAACCATTTGTAAAGTGTTTTTTTTGGTGTTATCATATTGTTTAATTTTAAAAATTACTTATTTTAAGGGGCTACTTGAAAGCCTACATACTCAATAAATTGTACCACGTGGTAAGGTGGCATATTATTGTGTGGTTGGTCGCCACCTGTATGGGTAGTGTTGCGTCTATGAGCATCACCTATTGAAAACTCATTGCTATCACCTCCTGTGCCTGCATCATCTCGTGTTTCTCTATAAGACAGTTGGTGGTTATGGCTTGGCATTTCCTCAATAGTGAGCTTGTGTGAACGTTCGCCGCCTTGCTTCAGTAGGCTATTGAGCTGATAGTCTTGAGCATCATCATTAGTTTTATGATAGTAAGGATCTAAACCAATAGGCATTCTACCGCGTAGGTCAGTGTACTCTCGCCAGCCTTCGGGTATCTGGTTAGCGGGCTTGCCCCAGATAGCAATGAGCCCAATGGGTATAGCTTGTTTCTGTTTCTTAAGTATTTCTACTTCGTCTTTTAACTTTTTGAGGGCGTTGGCTTCGGCCTTTTGGGCTTCTAAATCTTGTAGGTTAGTAACGCGTTGAAAGTCTTCCCAGTTAAAGGTTTTATCGGGGGCAGACCTGCCAAAAACAACGGTACGCACGGTTTCTAATGTGCGAGAGAAGCCGTCCTGAAAGGTTACTTGTGTGGTGTCTTCCCGTATCCATACTGTATCGTCTTTTGCTCCACCCTCAAACGGTAATAACTCGCCATTTATATAGACAGTACCTGAGGTGATAGTGTTGCCTACCTCCTCACACCCTGAAATAATTACCTTATTGCCAGCGAGGTGTCCAAAATGGTTAAATAGGTTGTAGGCGTTCTGCATAAAGGCAAGGAACGCCACATCAAAGGGGTAGCCTGCATTGTGTTCTGTATGTAACTTATTCATATTATTTAGTTTCTATTGTCCAACGTTTGCCCGCGAGCTTGTAGAAGCCCACTAAGGCTTCTAACTTATATTTGTCGTATTCTAAACCATTCGGTAGCACGACTATAAAGTCTACACCCCCGTCGATATAGTCGCCTCGTTGATAGAGGAAGACTTTGCCTAAAAACAAAGGCTTATTGGCACTGCGAGGGTATATATAGAGCCGCTCGTTCTGCTTTCCGTCCTCGATACGGATACGCCGCTGCTCGCTGTCAAACTCATCATTAAGGGCCTTCCGAAGGTAGCATACTTGGCTGTTGTGGGCGAGGTTATATAGGTTGGCTTGTCGGGCTTGCTGAAAGTCGTACAGCAACTTGTGCAGGGGTGTTGCCAGCATACGCAACCACGCTATGAGCTTCGGCTTGCGCAGGAAGGTAGGGGTAAGCAGCACGAGCAGTTTGTCGATGTTTAGGTTATACATTGCTGGCATAAGTGATGTCGTTAAAGTTATCAATGGTAAAGTAGCCTGCTGTGGGTATCTTGCTAATTTCAATGGTTTCAAAAGCCCCATAGCCTCCACTACTGGTGATGTTCTTACTTTGGGCAAGCACTAAGTGCGGTATCTTCACTCCTTCAGCTTGTTGTAGCGCATCAATAAGGTGTGCTAAGACCAATTCGCCGTTAAATGGCAAGCGTTTTAAGTAGCTTTTTATAGCCTCTTCCACTGGCTTGGTAGCGTGAATGATACTTTGTCCGTTGCCGTCCAATACAAGCGGATCATATACTATCTTCATTTGCAAGTGCAGAATATCGGGTTGGTAGTTCACTACCGATAAACGTACGCCCGCGTCTTTGATTTCTTGCAAATACGACTCAAAGGCTTGCTTTTGGGCATCGGTGATTGGTTGGAGCGTGTCGCCTTGTTCACCCGCTATCTTCACTATCAAACGACCTTCGTTTTTACTCTCTATTACCGCAGAGTACTTCACTATCTTACTTGCCTCTATCTGTTCCTCCGTGTGTCCTTGGTTGTTGAACTTATCGCTGTCGGGTAACAAATCAAAGCCGTATTGGAAGGCAAGGGCTTTGCTTCTGTACCAACGAGCGGTGTGGGGTTTGAGTTCGGCAAGGCGTTTGTCAATATCCGCCCTATGCTGGTCGAACAGCTTCTCTAAGCTCCATATAGCCACCGCTATAATATAGACCCACAAGCGCCATATAGCTACTTTGGAGGTGCTATTGAGGCTATCCAGTGCAGGTTCTTGTGCTTTGGCTTGCAGGATAAGGGTTTGTATTTCTTGTATAGTGCGTGCCATAATATTTAGTCGTTAGTCTTTAGTTATTAGTCGTTAGATTGTGTCGCTTGCTAATGGCTAACGACTAACTACTAACGACGAAATCAAGATTTATTGCCCATATACTGATGCCCTCAAGCCTTTCGAAAACTTGCTCATCTTCCTTAGAAAAGGCTGTTGCGGGCTGTAGGCTTTTAGCCGTATAGTAGGCTAATATATCTTTGTTAGTGAACACTTCTGCAGGTAGTGCCAATGTTTTGCCCGCCACTACATCATCGGTGATGTTAATAGCGTTGGCTTCGGCAAACTCAAACACGCTCTCAATGGAGCCGGTGTGTTGCAGGGCGAGGTCTAATAGGCTTTGATTATGTAATACTGTTATCATCGTTATCGTTGAGCTCAAAGGTTTTATAGAACTTCTTATTAATTATCTTAAGCAGTACTTTAGCAAAGCGAAAGCCTAAACAATCTAAGTTCTCCAAGAGACTCACCACTAATTGCCATATAATAGCTATGAGAACTACCCAGTAAAGCCAATGGAAGGGGTCGAACTCAAAGCCTCCAAGACTTGGAAACTCTACATTGGCGGAGAAAGTATGCAGTATATAGATAGGCACAAGATAGGTGGCTATTTTTAATAACATACGCCCAAACTTGCGACTCTCGTGCTTTTCTCCTCGCTTGCGGGAAGCTTGTACCCCCGTGATCCATTCAAAGATAAGTAGCACTACATAAGCAGTTAGGAATAAATGGTTGAAACCAAATAAGAAGTGCACGGTGGCAAATAGTACTGATAGTATAACGTCCATTTTTATAAAAAGCATTGAAAAGGTGTGACCAAAGGATGAGCGTAGGAAGTCGTGAGAGTCCCTAAAGCCAAAGCCTTGTAAGATGTAGTTGAGTTTTGTCATATGTAAATTTGTTTTTTAGCTTATAGTGCCTTTTCCTGCACTTGTAGTTGCTCCTGTTTGGGCGGTGGCTGTACCTGCCGTGCCTACTTGTATACCTGGTTCTACTGTTACCTTGCCACTACGAACAAAGTCGTAAATAAGGGAGGCTAAGCGTTCTGCGTACTCTTCTGGGCTTGCCTCTGTCTTGGTAAGCATATCCTGCTGAAGGGCGATAATGCCTTGTTTGAGTGCTTGTTTGTTTAAACCCATAACTGATTTATTTTATTGTTAATCTCTTCAAACTTTGCTATATTATTCGGGGCAAAGTTGCCAGGGCCTGCGGGTGTCTGTATGATAGCCTTTTTAAGTTCCGTTAAAAGGTCGTTTAAAAGGGTTTTAAAATCGACTTGCTCATTTTTGAGTTGCAGTTTTCCGTCTTCTATCTTTAGGGTAAAACCTCCCAAGATGCATTCTACTTTCTCCAGCTCGGAGGTTCCTACTACTATTGCCGTTTCTTTGCCTATAAAAGCCACACATACCAGCGAACCTACTTTTGGTTGTAGGTAAAAACCTCCTTGTTCAAAATCTACTACTAAATACACATCGTTAATGGGCGAGCTGCCGTCTAAGGGACTTACATCAGCGGTTTTAGCCTCCTCATCTACAGAGGTTACCTCGCACACTTTAGCATATAGTTCCTGCCCCGTATTGGCTAATTGTTGTATCAATTCTTTTATCATAGTGCTTTATTGTCGGCAGAGACTCTCTGCCCTAATTCAATCTTTTGGCGATAGCCATTGGTACCAAAACTAATCTCATTCTTTTTCACTAAATAAGTACCTCTATTGCCGTCGGAGGCAAGGATTTCGACCATATCGCACTTACTTACTTCGGGTACACCAAAAGTCTCAAACGAGCCCTTAAAGCCGCTTTGCTTGTAGCGTTCCAACGCCTGCATTGCGTACTTCTTTAGCTCGGCTTCTGTTAGTCCATCTATTCGGAGTTTTATTACTTCACCGTCTTTATCGCCGTACTCATAGGTGATTTTCTTATGCTTGGCGTTAAAGCTCTGTGCCTCCACACGTACCCTTATATCGTCTTTATCACGGTAAGTAAAGTCCTCACTGATGATGTTTTTGCCGTGCTTAAAAAGGTGTTTTTCGCGATTGTCTATAGGGTAGGCTAAGCCGATGTACAACACCGATTTGCCGTCTATAAATCTAAAGTAGCTACTCAGCATTACCTTGTCTTTTAACTCCTGCAACTCTTGCGATACGTTGGGCTGGGTGATACGCCAGCTACCTACTTGTATATTATCATCAATGAGTTTGTAGCTGATATTTGTACCTTTGAGCAGATGTTCTACTATCTCTTTGAGGGTAGCGTTCTTAAAGGCTTTAGGCTCGGCTTTTAACGTTTTAAGTAAGAACATACCGTCTTCACACTTTATAGTGATAGGCACTTTGGCATCTACCGAACGGATATAACCTGCAAAGCGTACTTTTAAATCATCATCATAACCGAGTTCTATGGTAATGCGGTCGCCTCGTTTGATTGGAGGCATACCTTTTTCACTTACATACCCTTGCCAGCGAATATTGCGTGGCAGTTTTAGTTCACAAGTGTCGGTAAGGCTGCTTGTATCTTCTACGATGTTGCACTCGGCTACCGAACTAAATTGCCAGCGGGTGCTATCCGCCTCTATCGTTATTCTACTTACTAATCTTAACATACTCGTCTTGCTGTATTTGCTTTATTTCGTAAGGCTCATCGGATAGCATTTGTATTTGTACGCTTTGGCGATTGCTGTGTGTTTCCTGCTGCAATGAGAAAGAGGTAACCACTGCCGACTTGATACCAAAAGCATAGAGAAAGTCGCTTTCCACTTCCACAGCTTCGGGAGTAGTGAGTAGCTTGCGCAAGGTTTCTACCTGACTTAGAGGGTAGTCCTGTTTTGGCAATAAAAACGCCTCGTCTGCTTGTTCGTTAGGCTCATTCTCATAATCGGTAATGGCGAGGTCGAGGGTAATACTGTAATCACCATTGCTGATATACTCCTTAATCGTGCCGTCACGCCCTTGTAAAGAGGTAGTAACGATGTTGCGCTGTTGGGTTATTGAGATAATCACTTCGGGGAACAATAAGCTGTAACGCTCGCCCTCGTGGTGGGTACTCATACGCAAGGAGGTGAGCCAAGGGCGGTTTTCTAAGTCACTTGTTGCGACAAACTCGCCGTCAAACTTCTTAACCTCTAAAGGCTTGCCCGTTTGCATACCAAAGCGAAAAGCCAAGTTTAAGGCTACCGTTTTGGCAATCGTTTCAGGCTGTGGTTGAAAGTTAAAGTGTATCATATTCGTCAATCATTAGCCCCTGCAAAGTCGGCAGTAGCAGTTAGTAACACTTCTCTTACAGCTTGCAATAGCTGCTGCTTATCTATACCTTTCTCGGTATTCATATACACGTTAAAATTATCCATCATCTTGCCGATACTAAGGTTACGCACTTTGTTTTCGCTTTTACTCTTATCACCTCCTACCCCCGTGCTATTCATTGTTTTGGTAGCTGCCACACCCCCAACGGTAGGCACCGTAGGTTTGTTTTTGGTAAGGTCAAAGCTGTCTTTGTTTTCTACTACCGTTACTTCTTGAGGTTTATCGTCTTCTTTGGTGTTAGCTTTCTCCTCATCAGAGACTAAATTCATATTCTTGCGAAACTCCTCTACACTGCCAGCGGCATTTGTAGCCCATTGCCAGCCAGTAAGCTCTGCTACCCAACCCAGTATCTTTTGCAAGGGGTGCATAATCACATCTAACAGCACCAAACCTATACGCTTAAGCGCACCTAATATACCTTCTGATTTAAAAGCTTCGACGATACTATCCCAATGCCGCTTAATCATCATAAAAGCACTGATGAGCATTCCTATAGGGCCTAACAGCACTAACATTGTACTACCAAAGCTATCAAAGTACTTAATAGCGGTAACAACATAGCCTATTAATAGGGCAATGGCACTTACTATACGCATTATAGGGTTCATATTCATTACAGCATTCAGTATGCCCTGTGCTACTGCCATTGCCTTGGTAACGCCTGCCCATACGGCTGTTTTTACGGATAGAATACCCGACCATAAGGCGGCGCGTTTTTCGGCATTGATTAAGAAAGTAATACCGTTATAAAGCCCTCTAAGCAAGGGAGCAAGATTGGTGATTTCTTTAGTAATATCTCCTATTACACTGGCATAGCCTATACCTCCTCCTGTAGCGTTAAAAAGCGCAATTTTAAAGTCTTCTACTTGTGCTGTAATTCGTGCATTTTTCTCTGCTGCACTTTCCATAATCACTCCCGCCTGTTCTACTGCCGAGTTGGTGCCCTCTATCTTTTGCGTCATCGCTTCAGCTTCATCAGCCGTATTGATAAGGGCAATGGCAGCCACCATATTCTCCTTGCCAAATACCTTGGTCATTAGGGCAGTGTCGCCTTGTATCTTGCGTAAAGTCTTTAGGCGTTCGTGTAGGGGTATGCTGCTATCCGCCAAATAGTCGGTGCTAATACCTGCAGCTTTGAGTCCGTCAGCAGCCAGCTTGGAGGTGAAGCGACCTTCAGAAAGAGTAGTCAGTACGTTGCGCAAGGCAACCCCTCCTTCGCTTCCTTTCTTGCCTGCTTGGTCTAATAGCTGAATATAAGCGTTGGTTTCAGCAAACGATAAACCAGTAGTCTTTGCCACCATACCCACCTGCTCTAATGCCTGCTTGATTTGTGGGAGTTCAGCCGAGCCATTTTGGGCAGCTGCTGACATTACGTTCATCATCTCGGTCATCACCTTTGCCGCCTTGATAGGATCTTCCATACTTACCCCGAACTGGTTCAGCGAGGTGTTGAGTACATCGGTAGCGGCTATGGTGTCGCCTCCCATTTGCTTGGAAAGGATATTCACATTCTCGCCCATCAGCTTCATTGCCTCGCTGTTCTTAGCAATATCGGGGCTAAGCTGTGAAAGCATCATCTTATAGGCTTCCACGTTATCTACTGCCGAAGTACCAAAGGTTTTAGCCGTATCACGTGCCGCCATTTCTATGGCTTTCAGTCCCTCACCTGTAACGCCTGTGATAGCCGAAAGTTCGGCGAGGTTCTTTTCAAGGGCGATACCAGGGGCAGAAAGGCTACTTAGTGAGGTAGCTGTCCTATCGGCAAAGTCCAGCATAGCTGCAAAATTCAGCTTAGAAAGATTAGTGCTTTCTTTAACGCTTTTAGCCACCCCCTCAATAGCTTTTGTAGTGTTTTCGGAGAAAGTGTTGAGCGTCTGATTGATTTGAGTAATTTCAGCTTGTAGTATGTCAATGTTTTTAAACAAACCGACAAATATAGCCGACACATCATTACCGCCTGCCACATTAAAATTTATTCCGAAATTAAACGAGTTATTCATTTTAATTTTGTATATTTGCCGCGTTAAACATTGTTACTTATGAAAGCGCTTTATTGGATATTAAACATTATTGCTATCTTCTTAACCCTTATAGGGTTCCTTTGCCAATGGTTATTTGGCTTTGGAGGCACTATGTCGGGTTATAGCCTGCTTACGCTTGTGGTATTAGTAGTTTTGAACTTCTTAACCAATGGCTGGTTTGACCTACCCACCCATAAGTACCTTAAATAATTCGGCTTGGTTTTGCATACGCCAATGCTCTAACCACATTGCTTGCGCATAGAGTTTGCACCATTGGCTGGCTTGCAGGCTTTCGGGGGCTACCCCAAAGTTGGTGCGTATGAGTGCCTCTGCTTTCCATTCTTCTCTGTTATTAGGCTCTACACTATCCTTATCAGATAGCAACGAGCCTACAAGTTTTTTGCATTTGCCTTAGTTTGCTGTATGCGTGCCAATAAGGCTTCTACGGCTTTGAGCTTCAATAAATCGCGGTTTGCTATTGCCTCATCGGCTTTTACTACACAATTAACGTATGCAGCTTGGGCTGATTTTACCTCGTCTGTCTTAGCCATTTTGGTAATAACCTCCAACTGCTTAAAGGTAGGTTCTTTGAAAATCACTTGGTGGGTTTTACCTTCTGAAGCTACTTCTACCAGTACCAGTTCGCCGTGTTCCTCTTTAAGGGTTTGTATTTCGGCTGCCGATAGCCCACAAATGGTAGCAGGTTCGGCGACTTTGTTGTTTTCTACAAACATAAACGTTTCTTTTTCCATAATAATTAAATGCTTTTATCCACTACGTGACTTACAATGAGTGGTAATTCTACTTCTTTGTGCATATCGCCCTCTTTCCATTCAAAAGGTGTTTTTTGAAACTCACAATTCTTTAGTATATGAGTTACCAAGGGCTGATTATCGGGCTGATAGTTCACTGTGATAGGGAAAGGCGCAATACGGTGTAGCTGTCCGTTTGGGGCTTTAGCTTTCAGTGCCATTGCAGTTGAGGCAAGCACAGTGATAGAAGCAGTAGTCTTCACTCTGCCATACCCACGACTTACTGGGTGGCGACCTGCACCATATACGTTCTCTTTTTCTTGCTCCTCTTCATACTTTATAGCAACAATACCTGTAACAGGTACGCCCCCGATAGTGCAGATGATATCTGCCCATCCATATTCTCTTCCGTTGATAAGGGGTTCTAATTCTAACATTTTTAAAGTGCTTTTAAACAGTTATTAAATTACTATACACTAAGGGCAAAGCCGATAGCTACTTCTATCTCGCGCATAGTGCCTACGGGTACTATTTTGAGTACTACTTCTAACTTGGAGGTTTGCAATATACGCTGGCGTGGGTTGATATACACTTTGTACCCGCTGAGCTCTCCGTTGCGCTTCATTGCATCTAAAGGCTCCTCACAAAGAGCATTGATAGCTGACACAGTAGCTGTTTGTAGGTTACCTGTATCGGGGTCAATATAAGCGGGGCCTGAAATCTTAGGTACCAGTACACGGTTGAGTTCACGTATGGCTTTGTCGATGGTGCGGTTATTCTCTATATAGGCAAAGTCGCTGTTGGCAGCAGTTGCAGTGAAACTATCATTGAAGTAGGTGCCTGCGTTGCCTGCATATTGGGTAAGGAAAATATACCCTTTGCCGTGCAAAGCTTCCACTTGTGCAGGGGTTAGGCTGCCAAGCTTGGTACCGTCGGCTAAAGCGGGAACATCTAACTCAAGGGCTCGCAGTACATCGCCTGTAAGACCTTTATTGTAAGCGACACTTACTAAGTTCTGCTTTTCTACCCAACCAATGCTTTCGTGTACACTGGCCTTGGAAAGGGCTCCAAGGGCAGCCCCTATACAACCTACTGCAGGGGTAGTTTGTGCGATATAAGCCCCACGTCCTGCTCCATCTTGACCTATAACCACGCTCACGAGTTCGGCACTTTTGGTGTGCAAATCGGGGAGGTTAGCAATATCTTCGGCTTTGAGTTTAAAGCTATACAAAAGGCTTGCAGGGGTGATACGTTTGGCTAACTCCTTGCCGATAGCGTTGAGCTTGCTAAGGGCGTTGTCTAAGCCCGATAGTTCGGTTTTGAAGTCGCAAACGGCGATTTGTCGGAGTTTGCCTTGGGCGAATGCTTGCAGGGTTTTTACTTCGGTATAATTACCGTCGGCACTTGCTACTGATTGCACGTATAGCTTTGCCCCTTCATTGATACGAAAGAACTCGGTTATATGATAGTGCAATACAGGGGCTGTATCGGGGAAAATTCCCTTGCCGTTTAGCTCCTCTACTGAAAGCAATAAGGTAGGGGCAACGGCTTTTTCACCATAGACGATGAGCCCAGAGATATGGTCTTCGCCTGCGAGTTCACGCCCTAAGCCACCATTTTTTCTTATGAATTTTACTCCGTTCATTGTTTAGCGTTTGTTAAAGTTTTTAGGTTTGAGTTCAAAGCTGGGCTTTGTTTCTTCTGAGGGTTCTGAGCTTTCTGAACTATCAATGTTTTCTAAAGGCTCTGGGGTTTCTGGATTGTCAGAAACTTCTGAACTATCAATGTTTTCTGAAGGCTCTTGGGTTTCTGAATTGTCAGAAACTTCTGAACTATCAGTGCTTCCTGAAGGCTCTGAGGGTTCAGTGGTTACTACTGTTTGAAGCTTCTGTGTTTCAGTAATTACCTCATTTTTCACTTCCTCTTTTTCTGTAGTTTCTTCTGTGCGTACTACTTTTTTTACCTCTTTATTTTTGAGGGTGAGGGCGTAGTTTTGTGCGCTATTTTCGGTGTAGAAGTATTTGCCGTCAGCGGTTTTGTAGGCTACATCTAAATTGGGGTTATCATTAAATATGGTATCCATAGGTTTTGTGTTATTAGTAAGAGGGGAAGGTTGCAGAAAAAAGCGTGCTAATTGAGTTACTTTGGGGCTTTTCTGAGGCTTCCCCTCCTTTTGGGTTAAACATTATTTCAGAGCGGCGATGTACTTTTTCTCCAAAGGCAAAGCAATAAAGTAGTGGCGATACGCCAAGAGATTTGCTTGGTTTTGGGTATCTTGCTTAGCTTCGGAATAATACTGCTTAGTGAGCCCTGTTTTTTTGCGTACGGCATCTACTACAAAGGCTACTGAAGCGGGTTTATCGGTACTTGTAGGCACTTGGTCGAAAGCGATTTTTTGTCCTGCGGCATTGTAGTGAGGGTGCTGTTCGTAGGTTTTGATTTCAAAGCCTGCAATCACTGGGGCTGTCTTTCCGTTGCGATAGTTGATAAGCTGGTCGCCAAAACGTTCTCTATCTTTAAGGAGGGAGTTGTAGTGGTCATAGCACAAGACAAGTCGGCGACCTTTGAGAGGCCATCCTGCTTTATCACATTTTGCTTTGAGGGCTACAATGTCGTTGTAGGTACATTCAGTACCTGCAATGGTGAGGACTGGGGTAGCAGCGGTATCTTTGTCTGGAGCAATAGCGTGTAGTGCTTTTTTGTACTTGCGTACATTGATTTTGTTAGTGTGGCTACGGGTTACTGCATCGATTTTGTCGTAGCTTGCTCCGATGGTTTGGTCGTCGGTAACCTTAGTAGGTTTGGTTTGGTACTTATCCAATTTTACCACGACTTCGCTTTCGGTGTAGTCTTGGATAGCGAGGGGGTAGGTGCTGTTGTTGATGAGCACTTCGGGTTCAAACTCAGTTGTAGGGATATGAATCACATTGTGTTCGCCCATTTGGGTTACATCGCCATCGAGTTCTTGCACGCCGTCTAAGAAGTCGGCATCGGCTCCTTGTGAAAGGGTTTGTCGTACGCGTGCCTCCCATATTTCTGGAAAATTCATTGCCATAGTTAATTCTGTTTTAAAAGGTTTTTAAATATCATTTAAAATAGCTTGCTGTGCTACGATTTTAAATAGAAGCTACTAATTTTTGGTAGGCTTCTGGGTTGCTGTTTTTGAAAGCCAATTTGTCATCTAAGGAGAGTTTTTGAAAATCGTCCATAGTAGCTACGCCAGTAGTTCCTGCAGGTGTAGTTACTCCTGTGCTAAAGTTCTTTTTAGCAGGCAAAGCCTCCAATGTAGCTTTTGCGAGCTCAAAGTCTTTAGCTGCCAAATCGGCAAAGGTTTGTCGTTTGTCGGCTGTGATTTTACCGCTTTTTACTGCCTCGTCAAGCATTTGAGTAGTAAGGGCTGCTTTTTGTGCTTTTTCTTTATTTACAAAAGCATTAAGCTGCTCTTCTGAAAGGGTGAGTTTTTCTTGCAGTTCGTCTCGTGTTTTAGAAAGTGCCAAGATAGCAGACTCTATTTCGTCTGCTGATAGTTCCTTGGTACTGGCACTCATACCCAAGGCTACTAAGGCTAATTGTGTAAGTTGTAACTTCATATTGTTATCTGTGTTAATTGTTTTATCTGCCAATGATAGGCATAGCTCATTTATTTCTTTTTCGGTAAGTTCTTTGCCATCCATATGTAGGCGCAAGGCGTTAGCATTACTCGGTACGGCTACTATAGAGACTTCAGCAAGGATACACTTTGTAAGGGTTACCATATTATCTTTATATGATAAATCCTTTTCTGAAAAATATATTCCCATACTCGCCCCTTTAATAACCCCGCGTTCAACCTTTCCTGCTATGAGTTTAGCATTTTCGTCTTCCATATCAAACAAAGGTTCGGCAAAAAGTTTACCCTCTTCAATGGTAATGTCTTTCCAGCTTCCTATTACGGTCTGATTACTGCGAATGTGTCCGTCAAGCATTACAGGATTGAGTTTGAAGCGTGTTAGGTCAATTCCTGCGGTAAGTATCCGAAAGCCGTGCGAATTGACCACTGCTTCATCGTTCAATATAAATTTAGGCATAGGCTTTCATTTTTTGTTAATCATTTTCGGGGCAAAATTCGTGAGCTTCTGTTGGGTATGCAAATAGTTGTTTAAGGACTGAACAGTTTTGTTCACCCTTTGAACAAAGTTGTTCAAGGATTGAACAACTTGTTTTCTAATTGCCTTATTTGTAGGAATTTTGCCACAAAAAAATGGCAAAAACAAAAGAACAAACACGTATTAAGGCTGAACAATATTACATTGAAAATATTGAGGTTACACAAGCAGAAGTGGCGGAGCTCTACGGAGTACGCCCTGCTACTATTGGCGAGTGGGTAAAGAAGTATGATTGGGAGGACAAGCGTTTGAACTTCCACGCTTCGCCTACTATTATCAAACAGAAGCTACAAGCTGAGACTATTAGGGTAATGAATGGACAAGAGCCTACTTTCTCGGCTTCTGATGTGGGTAAGTTAATGGCTGCCTTAGATAGGTGCGAAACGCAGGCAGACCCTACTACTGTATATAAAGTGCTAAAGGAACTGGATATGTTTATATCACAACAGGATGCGGGCTTTGCCGCTCAATGTACCAAGTATCACAAACAATTCTTACAACTAAAAGTAAAAAATGAGCAAGAACGATAAGATATACGCTAAACTCTTAGCCGATTACGACAAGCATTGCCTGCTGATTGCTAAGGCTACTTCGGTAAATATACACGAAACAGCCAAAGAAAAAGCGACTCGTATTAAGAACTTGGAGGGTGATTATGTGCACTGGTTTGAGTACTATTTCCCTAACTATGCTAAACAGAAGTGTGCGTGGTTTCACGTCCAGCTGGCTAAGCTGATAGTAGGCAATAAACGCTTGCGTTTGCTTGCCGAGATGTACCGCTCGGCGGGGAAGTCGGTGCATATAGATATGGGGATACCGCTGTACTTGTACTTTGCTAAGGGTGATTTGCGATTTATGCTTTTGGTAGGTGAGACTGAACCTAAAGCTAAGAAGCTGCTGTCGGGCATACAGGCACAGTTAGAACACAATAACCGCTTGCAGAATGATTACGGCAAGAGGTCATCGGCGGGGGACTGGTCGGATGGTTCGTTTGTTACTAATGATGGGGTTCGGTTTATGTCGCTTGGTTTTGGGCAAAACCCGCGAGGGGCACGAGAACAATCGGAACGCCCCGACTATATAGTGGTAGATGATGTGGATAGCAAGAAGTCTATCCACAACGACCGTATTATGCGTGAAAGTGTAGATTATATTACTGAAGATGTATGGGGGTGTTTTGACAGTGAGGACAACGCTACTGAACGCTTTGTATTTGCTAACAATAACTTCCACAAAAACTCAATCACGAACCGCCTTAAAACGTACTTCAATGAGGTGATTAACACGCCCAAAGAGGAGGGTAGTTATGAGGATAGTCCGCATACAGAGTTCAAAATACTTACGGTGTGTGCGGTAAAAAACTTACAGGACTTTACTCCTGAATGGCCTGAGAAGACTTCGGCGGAATACTGGCGTAATAAGTTTAAGAGTATGCCTTACCGCTCGTTTATGCGGGAGTATATGCACACGCATATTGAAGATGGGGCTATTTTTAAGTACGAGGATATTCAGTATAAAAAGGCATTGCCGCTGAGCAAGTATGATAATTTGTGCTTCTATGGGGACTTGTCGTATAAGGAAAATGCGGACTACAAAGCCCTGATTTTGGTGGGTAATATAGGTAAAGAGTTTCATATACTGCTGTGCTATATGCAGCAAAAAAGCCGTGCGCATTGTGCTAAATGGCTGTATGACCAGTATGAGAAGTATCGCTTAGACCGCTACAATATCCGTTATATGATTGAGGGGCTTTTTGCAATGGACGAGTTTGTAAGCGACTTTAACCAAGAGGGCGACAAACGGGGGTATTATATCCCTATCGTAGCCGACAAACGTAGCAAAGCTGATAAGTTCGACCGTATAGAGAGCCTTGCGGGCTATTTTGAGCGCAAGAACGTATGGTTTAATAGTGAGCAGAAAGACGCCGATATGCAGGTGCTTATTGACCAGTTTTTAGCCTTTGAAAAGGGTTCGGGTGCCCACGATGATGGACCCGATGCTGTGCACGGAGCTTTTAAATGGCTCGTAGGTCGCAACAGGCAAAGTAGCAACCAATACGCTTTTGGGGCAAGAGTAAATAACCATTATTGATATGTTTTTAGTTAAAGAAGATTTAAAGAATAATATCTACTCCTACCAAGTGGAGCAGATAACCGAAGGAGACGAGAGTATAGTACTGCAGGCGTTAGATACTGCTGAGCAGGAGGTAAAATCGTACTTCTACACCAATGACAAAAAAGAGTATTTGGACGGTCGCCCTCGATACGATGTGGAGGCTATCTTTGCCAAACGTGGAGAGGAAAGAAACGCCCTTGTGGTGAGTCTTTGCCTATCGGTAGCGAAGTGGTATATTGTAGATCTATGCAATGCTGATATTATCTATGATCACGCCAAAGAACGTTATGATAGGTCGATAGAATACCTTAAAAGGCTCGCTAAAGGTGAGGTGAATATCAGTTCGCTGCCTATCCTTCCTCACACAGAGGAAAGCGAACAGCAAACAACCCCTTTTGTATATGGTTCTCGTAAAAAATACAATCACGAATAAGCGGGTGACACCCATAGGCAATTATTATGAAAGATATAACCGTAACAACTGAATATGATTTGGAGGTCGTAGGGGGCGACTTTGTTGCTAATGAAAGTACTGCCCAGCACGTGGAGTTCCTTTTGCTCTCCAAGCAAGGAGAGTGGAAGGAGTCGCCTATTACGGGTTGTAATATTCAGCAGGCACAGAATGGCAGTATTACCCGCGCCCTCGATAGACATATACGCATCCAATTAGAAGCTGACGGCTTTAGTGCCGAAGTACTACAAATCACCGAAAAAGGTATTAATGTTAAAGGAAAATACAAGCAATGAAACCCTATAAGAACTATAAGAAACCTAAAAAAGCAGGCAATAACACTCTGCAACCTACCCGCAATATCGTTCCCAAGGCAATGGCGCGTACCCGTGCCGATGTACTTACGTGGAAAAATGCAATGGCAATGGCAGAGAACGTAGAGAACCCCAAAACGTTCCCCTACTATAATCTCGTGCGTGATATGATGCTTGACGCGCATACTACCTCACAAATAAAGAACCGAAAGCTAAAAACGATTTCGGCTAACTTCAGCATACAGAAGGCTAATGGTGAGACACACGAAGAGCTGACCAAAGCATTACAAAAGTCGGTTTGGTTTAATGATATTATAAGTCACATCTTAGATAGTGAGTACTTTGGCTATACCCTTATAGAACTAAATAGGCAGGTAGTACCTGCGGGCAGTAATGAAGTGCCATTTTCGGATGTAGAAGTAGCTTTAGTACCCCGCCAAAATGTAATACCTCAAAAGGGTATTATCCTAAAAGACTACACCGATGATAGGGGTTTAGACTATATGAATGCCTCTGAGTACGGCACGTGGCTATTAGACTTTGGTAAGGCGGGTGATTTGGGGCTTATCAATCAGGCAATACCGCATATACTTTTCAGTCGTTTTGCGCAAAGTTGCTGGTCGGAGTTGTGCGAGATATATGGCATACCTCCCCGCGTAATGAAGACAAACACCCGTGACCGCCAAGCCCTTGCACGTGCCGAGAAGATGATGACCGATATGGGGGCTGCCGCTTGGTTTATCATTGACGAAACCGAGCAATTCGAGTGGGCAACCAATGGTGTGCCCGCTACAGGTGAAGTGTATAATGGGCTCATAAAACTGTGCCGTGATAACATCTCCTTGCTCATTTCGGGGGCTATCATCGGGCAAGATACAAAGTACGGCAGCAAAGGCAAAGAAGTAAGCTCGCAAGATATGTTGCAAGCCCTTGTTGATGCCGACCAAACAATGGTGGAGCAGTATATGAACGATAAAGTACTACCTGCTCTGTACGCCATTGGAGTACTCCCTGAAGAGGGATTGTCGCTCGTGTATGACCAAGCAGAGGACTTGGGCGAACTGTGGACACGCACTAAGGAAATACTACCTTATAAAGAAGTCTCCGATGAGTGGTTAAAGGAAAAATTCGGCATTGAGGTTACAGGAAACAAAGCCCCTGCCACACCTCAAAAACTCACCTTAGATTTTTTCGACTAAGCCCCGAAATTATGCCCGCGGTGGCTCACCGCTATTTCGGGGCTATGCACCAAAGTCTAAGCCTGCAATACGCTCCTTGCGATTGTCAGGCGTGCCAAGAAGCAAGATTAGCATCCTCACCCCCTGCCCCTCTCCCAAGTAGAGGGGAGAAAGACCTTACTAAGGTGGCTAAGAAAGCGTTTGACTATTTGCATAAGAAAGGCACCTACAAACCCGAAGATTTAACGAAATACAAAGCCTACCGCGACCTCATTACCGCTACCGCTGAAGTGTTTAACACTGCTATCCCTCACGAAGTACCCGATGAGATAAGAACCTATTTAGAGAAAGATGTATTTATCTTTTCAGGGCTCAAAACCCATACACAGCTCACTGAGGCACGGAGCAAACTAAAAGATGAGCAGGGCAATATACGCCCTTATTATCAGTTTGAACAGGAGATACTAAAACTAAATAACACCTACAACCGTAACTACTTAGAAGCCGAGTACCAGTTTGCCGTACAGAGTGCCCAAAGTGCCGCTAATTGGGCTAACCTGCAAACCGACACGAGCCGTTATTGGTTGGAATATCGCACCGCAGGTGATGAGCGAGTAAGGCAAAGCCACGCAGCTTTGGCAGGAATATGTTTGCCTAAAGACGATGCTTTTTGGACAGAGTACTACCCACCTAATGGGTGGCGTTGCCGTTGTACAGCTGTAGAAGTATTGGCACGTGAAAACACCAAAAGCAACCCCGAAACTGCCAAAAAGGCAGGCGAGGCTGCTACTACCCAGATAGGAAAGAACGGCAAGAATAAATTGGAGATGTTTCGCTTTAACCCAGGACAGGAAAAGAAAGTATTTCCACCCACTAATACCTATACCCAAGTAGTAGGGGCTGGGCAGGTACAGCAGGTGTTAAACAATATGCAACAAAGGCAAGAACCCGAATATACACCTACTAATATTCCTACTTATGAAAGTCAGTTAAATATAACAGTTAATAGGAGTATTTTTGAAGGCTTAACAAGAGAAACACCTTTGTATTTTAGAGAGCCTATAGGATATAGAGCTATGAGTGGAGCCTATTATTCACCTACAAATAATTTTGTAAAAATACCGATTGATAGTAGAAGACGAGAAAGCAACTGGTATGCAGAAGCGGTAGTTTATCACGAATTTGGACACGCTATTGACACTCATATAGGAATGAGACAAGACAGTAGAGTAAAAGATGTGATGGATAAACATCGTAATATCTTTGCTGAAAATAGAAATAAAGGATACTTAGAAATTCAGAGAAATCTCAATGAAAAAATGAGAGAAGCTCAGAGAGAGAATAACCATAATTTAATGGAACAAATAGGGGCTTGTAGTGATACACTTATGTCCTTAAATAGTAATTTTGGTTCAGGACACTCAAGAAGATATTTTAGTATAGATGGAATGAAGGAAGCTGAGTTTATTGCCCACGCTTTTGAAAATACCTTTGCAGGTAATGAAGTTTTTAGGGAGGTTATGCCTGATTTATATCAAGATACTATACAAATGATTAGAAGTTTTATACCAGAGTAAGTTGGTGAACAAAAATATCACTACACAAAACATCTTGTTCTGTAGCATAAGTAATTCTTTTTTGTTCTTTATCGGCTTTTTTTAAAAGAGCTAAAAAGCGACCTTCCTCATTATGAAGTAGAGAGAAGTTATAGAAGGTTTCTATATCTTGGGCGTAAATATCCTCCTCACTTCCTGAGTAATCACGTTTGCTGAGATATTTATTTAGTAAGTCCATAGTAAAATGTATTTTAGGCAACAAAAGTACAAAATAAAAACAAAACAACAAGCAAATAAACACAAAACTTTTTTTAAATGGAGTTTAAAGACTTTTTAAATCACATCTTAACGGATACCAAAGTGAAGCTCACAGAAGCGTTTGACCGCAATTTTGAGCGTAAGGCATTCTTTGATGATAAGTGGGCTAATACCCTTATACCCAATAGACGTGGCTCGCTAATGATGCGCACGGGTACCTTGCGCCGCTCTATCCGTAGTAACATTGAAGGTACTACTGTACGCTGGACAAGTTCGGTGCCTTATGCTGATATTCAAAATAATGGCGGCGAAGTGGAAATAACAGCCAAAATGAAGCGTTATTTTTGGGCAATGTATTACAAAGCTATTGGGGCGGCTAAAGGACGCAAAGGGGCTGCACAAAAGGCTTTTTCGGTAGAAGCAGAACACTGGAAAGCCCTTGCCTTAAAACAGGTAGGCAACAAACTAAAAATACCAAAGCGGCAATTTATAGGTAATCATACTGAGGTAAAACGTATGGTAACCGAAATAGTAGATTTCAATATAAAAGAAGCACTAAATAACATACACCAATGAAAGCATTATTAGAGAAAATACAACAGAAAATAAGCGAGATTGCTGAGCTTAAATATATAGATGAGAATTGGGGGCAGTTAGACTATTACAGTCCTAATATGCCTGTGCAATTCCCTTGCGTACTGATTGATGTGCAGCAAGTGCAATTCTCTAACCTTGGTAGGGATATGAGCAAGAAGCCTGTACAACGACAGATAGGCACTGTACAGATAAAAATTACGGTAGCTAATATGAGGCTTAGCAATAGTAGTATGCAGGCCCCAAGGAGACAAAAAGAAGAGGTATGGGCAATATGGGGTATTATAGAAAAGATACATCAGCAGCTGCACGGAGTGTCATTGCTACCTAATGTTTCGCCACTGATTAGAAGTTCACAGAGCAGAACGCTGCGTGATGATGGAGTACAAGAATATGAAGTGTATTACAGTTGTGAAGTGCAGAATTGTTAGTGCGAGCCGCACAGCTAATTAGGCGTAGGCTTGTAGCTCATTGTCTACATCAATGCTTAGAATTTTGTAGAGTGTGCCTCGTGATATAAAGAACTTGGGGTATATAAACTCACGCCATATTACCGAAATAGGCATATAGCGATAGTCGTGGCGGTTGAACTCGTCCATTACTGCTTTGTATCGGAGGAGTTGGTTACGCTGGTAACCTTGTTTTTTGTAAGGTGTTTTTAGAGGCAT